AAAGTAGTATCATCAACCTCAGCAGAATCACTCTGCTGTAAGCTTTTAAAGCCTTTTGAGGCAATTTTTAAAGCTTCTTGTTTAGAAAAGCCTGAATCTCTCAGAAAATCCTCAAAATCTCTTATAGTCATGTTAGCAATATTTTTTTCATTTTTCACGCTATTAATTAAAGCTTGTGGATTAGCGGGAAAAGTTACGATACTAACCTCTTTGACTTCCCCCCTTTTGATCAATCTATTCCCATCTTTATGCTCAATATCATTATTATAATCTGGTACTCTAAAGCCTATACTCATGCTGTCTAGTGCTCCCTGCTTCATTAAACTTCTAACTTCTTTTGCTTTTGATACATCTAAATTTAATTTACCCTCAATAAACAAACCTTGGGAATCACTCTTTATTTGCCCTATTCCCAACACTTGAGTTTTATCATGTTGGTATAATAATTTTACAATAGGATTATTCAAACTTGATTCTCTGAAAGCGTCTTTAGCAATAATATCCCCATCACTATCTACATTGCCATAAGTCGAGGCATACCCATCAAAAGAGCCTATTTCAATTTGATCCTCTTTAAATTCTATTTTTTGAGTTTTGTATTCCAGTTTCATTTTTTTGTCAAGCCTAATCAGAGTTTTATAATATATTATCATTTTTTTAACTCATCAAAAGTTTTATACAATAAACTGCACCTGCAATTGACCGTTTGATTAGCTCCACCAGCTGGATCGCCTGGTCTAAGCATTAAACTAGACCCAACACTAAAAAACTCATTTAAAGGAACGGGCGCATGGTCTAACATTTTTAAATGGTCTGGTCTTGTGCGNTTATCCTTGATTGGTAGCCAAATTTTATATAAAGGTATTGAGTAAGTATCAGAGTATAACTTAGCTATCTCATGCTGGGCATAAGTAGAGGCATTATGAATTTCAGTGCGTGCAATCATCAAAGAGCGGGCGGGCGTGATATTTACTACTTCTTTGATTTTTTGGCTTATAAATTTAGGGGTAACAGTTCCATTTGTAATTTCGTCTACAATTCTTTTTTTTACCGCCTCAAAGGTTGTATTAGCTTTTAAATTACTCAATTCCAAAGTATAAGCATTAGTATAATTATTCAAAATATTATTAACAACTTGAAAGGGCGGCTCAAAAGACCATTGATTGGCTTGCAAGGTAATAAAAGCGGTTAATACTTCTTTTGATGATTGATCTTGAAATAATTTTAATTGCAAAGCGTGTTCTGTTTGNAAAGTGCCATCTAAGGCCAATTCTGGATTATTTACTAATGTTTTTTCTAAATTTTTTAATGCTCTTATTATTTCTTTTTTAACTTTTTTGGCATATCTCAACTCACCCTTTGAGAGCAGTCTATCAAATTCGTCAATAAATTGTTTATCTGATAATGGCATTATTTATTATTATTATTATTATTATTATTTTGGGCATTATTTAATGATTGCAATTCATTAACTATTTCAGCACCTATATCATCTAATAATTTAGTTCCCCCGCTCGTGAGTAAGTCGTCTGCTATACCTTCAATTGGGTCATAGCCTATAGACTCTCTAGCTTCATTAGGAGTGAGAATAGATCCAGAAACGCCTTTAATATTACGATTAAATAATCTTTCTCTCATGTTTTCTAGTGCGATTATATCGTCCATATCAACTCGCATATAATTAGGTGATTTAGGCTCAATAAATAAAGATAATTCTTTCAAAAAGCGGTTCATAAGCGGGATTATGGTATCAATATAAAACATCTCTTTCGATTCTTTGAGATTGGCATAAGTCGAATTCCCCAAGACTAAATCAATAGGTATTTTATAAATCATTGCAATCTGTTCAGTTGATTTAGTTAGTATATTGATAAAGTCCATGTCAAGCGGGCTTAAGGCTGTTTGTTGCCATTTCAGACCACCTTCAAAAATAGCAGTCTTAGCCGTGTTTTTACTTCCAGATAAAGATTTGAGATATTTGCCTATTTGCTCTCTTTGATTTGGTTCTAGAACTTGGTCAGTGGTGAGAATTGATGAGGGTTTGGCATGATTATTTAATAAGCTATTATTCCACGCCATNCCTTTGTTAAAAGCGTCTACAGCATAAGCACCCGCACTTAATGGGCTTAATGATTCTTTTGGATTTAATGGGTTAAATATTTTAAAATGTAATAATTTACTTGTTTTATTTTGTGTCTGGAAACCGCCTTGAATTGGGTCTAATTCCCATTTTTTTAAATTCCCATTACTATTCCATGTATAACTGATAGGGTAGTATGGATTATTTGTGTTATAGCTCTCAATCGTTACCTCATGCGATGGGATAACGTTTAACTCAATTACTTTATTCCCGCTCATTACACCTTCAACAAAAGCCGATCCAGTTACTTGATGGTAAATAATTGCGCTCTCAATAAAGTATTTTGCGACTGGAATAAATTAGGTTTTTTTAAAAGTAAAATTGATTCTGTGGGTTTTTCAACATATTCGTTTTTTTCATTTACTGACTCAATTTCAAGCTCCGCACAAGCCTGAGCGATTTTAGACACACACGAAAAAACAATGGCATTCCACGCATAACCCTCTTTCAAAAAGGCCATTGAGTTTTTAACATTATCATAAGCCCCCAAATCATTGATTAGACTTGAATTGTGTGATTTTTTGAAAAAGTTTTTAAAAGATTTAAATATATTCATAAATTTTAATTAATAGTTTACCGCCCAAACACTAATATTATTACTTTTTTTATTAAAATTGTCTAAAACACCGCTCAAACCATCTACAAAATCGTCGTTTATACCTTTAGAAGGAAAAGCTAATAGTTGCTGAATAGCATTATTTAAATCTTTATGTTTCTCAGGTAAATAAATTCTATTAGCTTTAAAGTGCGGAATATGAGGCTCAAAATGATTTAATTTATCTGAATTATATTTTAATTCTGATAAAGGCAAACTAATATTATATTCTTTCTTTGCCAGCTCTTTAGACCAATACCCAAAGCCTTGATTAGCCTTTTCATCAAAAGTTATTTTTTTGACTTTATTCCCAAATCTTGAATACATTAATATTAATTGCTTGGCTTGTTGCTCTGGGTCTAGTTTGTCAAGTATAAATCAATTACATATAAATTTTTATTATCAATATGCTCACCCATTGCCATTAAACAAAAATAGTCAGATGTAGTCTTGGCTGTATGAGTAGTATCTGCATGAATAAATATTTCTTTTATTTTGTCTAAGTCTAAATGTTCATAATATCTCAAGTCCTCTCTCTGAATAAGAGAATAACTTGAATCAATAGGACTATTCATATAATTCCTAGCAAATACGCTAGGGTTATCCTGTCTAAGCTGAATTAAAGCCTCGGCTGGGTGTCTTTGTTCCCAAATACTATTGTCATTTTCATTTAAAGCACTAAATTTATATACATTCCAACCGTTCACTTGTTTAGTAAGCATTCTATTAATAATGCTATTTAAACTTAAATTAGTACCAATCATTCTTACTTTACCATCAACAAGGAAGGCAAACGGCTTAATAGAGTAGTTTCTAGCCAATCTAATAATTTATTAGTTCTTTCAATTGAATTAGCTTGATCCAGCTCTTCTAAATCATCAATATTAATTATCTGCGGTCTTTGAGATTCAAAGTTAATTCCAGAAATATCACTTCCAGCACTGATTCCAAAAATAGCCCTATTTTCATTATTAATATTAATAATTACTTGTTCGGTATTGCATTTAACTATTTTGAAATTAAATACTTTTTGAAAATCAGAGCTGGAGAGGAACTTAGTAAAACTTGAGAAATGCTGAGTAATTTTTGATTGAGAACTTGAAACATATAATTGGAACTTAGTATCATCTAACAAATTCTTCAAAGCAAAACTTCTCAAAGTGCTACTTTTTGCAAAGCCTACAGGAGCAAGGATAGCCTGCAATCTATCATTATTTTCATATAAATTTAAAATATCAGTGTGAAAACTTGGAACTGGAATATATTTTTCTCTTTCCAGAAAACCAATCGTTCCTTTGTGAAAATTTATTAAGTTGTAAGCCATTTATTTTTTTATGGCATTTAGAAAATATTGAAAGTCTTCCCCTAAAGAAAGTTCAATTTTGCCATTCTCTCCAGCACCTTCAAGTTTATTTTTGCTTATGGTAGTAACTTCACCAAGTTCAGTTTTTAACAAATTAACAACTGCTACCGCATCTTTTGTTTCAATTTTTTCTATTTTGCTATCTTTGCCGCCAAACAAAAGAGATAATTTAGTAATAATATTATCCTTTGCGGCTAGTATAGCCTCTTGTCTTGTTAGTATTTTTTTCTTTAATTCTCCAATCTCTGGATCTTCTAAAGCTTTCCCTATTTTTGCACTACTTAATTTTTCTTTATAAGCTTGTTTTTCATCTCTCCAGCCGTGGATATTTGGCGTATAGGTTGATTTGGGAACGGAAATCAAACGAAAATAGTCCGATAATTCGTTAATATCAGACAATAACCAGTCTTCTTTTAATTTAATCCAGTCGTATTTGGGGGGTCTTGCCATTTAGTTAAGGCTCTCAATAAGGTTTACTATAATTATTATACCTTATGTGATAATGGGTGTTAATTACTTGATTTTAATTGGAGCGATAGGGTCGGAATTGCACCGCCCACTATTTGAGGGTATCAAATTTAAGTGCTATTTTCTATCGCATACAGGTATTTTAACACCTTTATACATACCCGCACCCATTTCATCTATTTTGCTAAATGGTAATATTGGAACTGTTATTTTGCAAGTTTTGTCAATTAGATAAATGTAGCGAAGTTGAAATCCTTCTACAAATTTCCAACCTTTTTGATGTTCGTTTAAATATTTTGTTTTTGAAGTATATCCTAAACTTCTTATTTTTAAACACCAGTTAGATTTTCCATCTGTAAAACTTATTGTATTACAAATTTCGCCATT